TGGGACAAGATGGAAAAACTTATTGACCATTCTAAAGACGAAGATTATAGTTACGCCGCCATTGAGCAAATGATTGAAAAATATCTTGTGCGGAATCGTGCTACAAAAACAATTTATGAAACACCACAGATTCGTTATATGATTGCGGCCGCAACAGTGTTCCATAATGAAAATCCACAACAGAGATTAAAGTTTATTAAAGACTATTATGTCTGTGCCAGTGACGGCCTGTTTACCTTAGCAACTCCTGTACTAGCAGGACTAGGCACACCAACTAAACAGTTTTCATCATGTGTACTAATTAAAGCAGATGATGACTTGGATAGTATCTTTGCTTCAGGTGAGATGATGGCCAAGTATGCTAGTAAACGTGCTGGTATTGGTTTAGAGATTGGCAGACTGCGTCCACTGGGTTCACCTATTCGCGGTGGAGAGATTATGCACACTGGTATGATTCCATTCTTAAAGAAATGGTTTGGTGATTTAAGATCATGTAGTCAAGGTGGCATACGTAACGCATCAGCGTCAGTATTTTATCCTATTTGGCATTATCAGTTTGATGATTTAATTGTACTTAAAAACAACCAAGGTACAGAAGAAACTAGAGTACGTCATATGGACTATGGTGTAGTATTAAATGCTTTCTTTTGGCGCCGTTTTAAAAATAAAGAAAATATAACATTCTTTGATCCTAATGAAGTGCCTGATTTATATGAAGCATTTTATAACGACACTAAATTGTTTGAAGAACTATACGAAAAATATGAGCGTAAGACCAGTCTACGTAAGAAGACTATGCCAGCAGAAGAAGTTTTTAAGAGTGGCATTCTTAAAGAACGTACAGACACAGGTAGAATTTATCTAGTATTTGCGGATAATGTTATGAACCAAGGACCTTTTGATCCTAAGCATCACACAATTTATCAAAGTAATTTATGTTGTGAGATCCTACTACCTACTAAACCATTTAAACGTTTAGATGATGACCAAGGACGTATAGCATTGTGTACCTTAGGTAGTATTAACTGGGGAGCATTCCGTAATCCAGAAGATATGCGTAGAGCCTGTAGAATACTACAGAGATCATTATGTAACATCTTAGACTATCAAGATTTCTTAAGTATACAGAGCAAGTTGAGTAATGATGAGATATCACCTTTGGGCATTGGTGTTACTAACTTAGCCTACTGGCATGCTAAACGAGGACATCAATACGGTGAGAAAGAAGCACTACAAGAAGTTAAAACTTGGATGGAACACCAGGCATATTACTTGACAGAAAGCACAGTAGAACTTGCTAAAGAACGTGGCGCTTGTACACATTCAGAGTTTACTCGTTATGGACAAGGGAAGTTTCCATGGGAGTTAAGAGCAAAAGGCGTAAACAAACTAGCAGACTTTACTCCAGAACTTGATTGGGAACAACTACGCAGTGACATGAGAAGTCATGGTGTGCGTAATGCTACCTTAATGGCCATAGCACCTGTTGAAAGTAGTTCAGTGGTAATTAACTCAACCAATGGGATTGAAATGCCAATGAGTTTGATTTCAGTTAAAGAATCAAAAGCAGGTTCATTTGTTCAGGTAGTTCCTGAGTATATGCGTTTAAGAAATAAATATCAATTAATGTGGGACCAGACAGATTGTATTGGTTACTTAAAAACAGCGGCGGTGTTAGCGGCCTATGTAGATCAGAGTATATCAACTAATACATTCTATAATCCAGCACACTTTGAAGATAACAAAGTACCAACTACATTAATTGCTAAAAACCTAATGCAGGCCCATCAATGGGGTCTAAAGACTTTCTATTATAGTCTTATCAATAAAGCAGGTAGTAAAGGCAAAACAGAAACAGAAGAGATAGCGGCACAATATATAACAACAACAACTGTAGAAAGCGAACTTCTAGAAGAAGAATGCGAAGCATGTAAACTTTAAGGGACAAAATGAGCAAAGAACAATATAATTTAAAGACCAAGTCAGACTACCTAAATAGAAAAATGTTTTTGGATCCAGCAGGGCCAGTAACCATACAGAGATTTGAAGAAGTAAAATATAATAAAGCAGTTAAACTAGAACAAACAGCAAGAGGTTTCTTTTGGATTCCTGAAGAAATTAGTTTAACTAAAGATTCTAACGATTTTAAAGAAGCATCGTCAACAGTCAAACATATTTTTACATCAAACTTGTTAAGACAGACTGCACTAGATAGCCTACAGGGTCGTGCACCTAGTCAAGTGTTTACTCCTGTTGTTGGCTTGCCAGAATTAGAAGCATTGGTTTATAACTGGTCGTTCTTTGAAACTAACATACACAGTCGTTCATACAGTCACATCATACGTAATATCTACAATGTGCCTAAGGAAGTGTTTAACACTATCCACGATACTAAAGAAATTGTTGAAATGGCATCAAGTATTGGCGAATACTATGACAAACTACACATCATTAACTGTAAGAAAGAATTGGGGCATAAAATAGACGAAAAAGACCATATTAAGGCTATTTGGATGGCTCTAAACGCCAGTTATGGCCTCGAAGCGTTCCGTTTTATGGTCTCCTTTGCTACGAGTCTAGCAATGGTAGAAAACAAGATTTTTATTGGCAATGGCAACATTATTAGCCTAATCCTACAGGATGAACTACTACACAAGGAATGGACTGCTTGGATGATTAATCAAGTGGTTAAAGAAGATCCTCGTTTTGCTAAGATAGCAAAAGAGTGTGAAGATGAAGTTTATGCCTTGTACGAAGACGTTATCGCTGAAGAAAAAGCGTGGGCAGACTACTTGTTTAAGTTTGGTCCAGTGATTGGCCTAAATCAAAATATTTTAAAAGATTTTGTAGATTACACTGCACAATCAGCATTAAAAGATATCGGCATTAAATACAAGAGTAGTGCCCCAAGAACTACTCCTATTCCGTGGTTTAATAAACACAGTGATACGAGTAAAAAGCAGACAGCACTACAAGAAAATGAGTCCACTAACTACGTAATTGGTGTTATGGGCGAAGGAATTGACTACGACGAACTACCACAACTTTAAGGAGCAGACTATGTTAACAGTATATTCAAAATTAAATTGCCCATTTTGCGAACAAGCAAAAGCATATTTGACAAAGAAGGGTATAGAATTTCAAGTGGTACGAATTGATGAAGTAACTGAAGCAAGAGAATTTTTAATGTCAGAAGGTCACAGATCAGTACCTCAAATTTATAACGGCGATGAATTGTTTGTAGAAGGTGGTTATCAAGGACTCGTTGGATTATCAGAAGATGAACTCAATGAAAAGTTAGGAGAATTAGATGTTGGTTAATAAACCATACGAAGAGAATCAAATAGTTTCTTTCAAATTAGTAAATGGCGATGAAGTAGTTGCTAAAGTAGTAGAAGAACAAGCAGAAGCATTTATAGTAAGCAAACCATGTACCGTGATGCCAAGTCAACAGGGTATTGGTCTACTACAAAGTCTGTTTACCAGTAGTTTGGACAGTAACGTAACACTTGATAAAAAACATATCATGTTACATGCACCTACAATCAAAGATATTGAAAGTCACTATATCAAAACTACAACAGGTATAGAACCAGTAAATGCAGGAGCAATAGTAACATAAATGAGTGATAATACTACCGCAGATATTATAGTCACCGCTCAGGCGTCATTAACCACAGTTGAGAACAAATACTCAACATTGGCTAGAGATGCGGCCAGTATTACGCCTACGACGTTGACTGCCATGGATGGTATTAATCAAGACCTTGCTCTAAGAAGAAAGCCTGTGTGTTCAGCACTGATTACTAAGTTAAAGAGTGCTCAAGGTAATACAGCATTACCTAACTATCATCCTGACTGGGGAAATCTAAATACTCTAGGTAACGAAATGGAAACACAGAGTGACAAGCAGTTGGTCAGCAATACTCAATTTGGTGCTATGTTTAGTCAAGCAACAAACCATGTGGAATCCGCACAACAATTAAGACTCAAATCAGATTTTATTGCTAATACCAGTTTTCCAGACTACGGTAGTGGTATTACCAGCATGAGTGATACCTTAGATCAAGGTATGACCAGTAGTTTTGGTGATTTAAATGCATCTGCTAAAGCAATGAGTGCTACCAAAGGTATATATGATCCTAGTGATATGAAAACATATGGCACCTACGAAGGTCTATACAAGTCAATGAACAAGAATAAGTTGGCTAATTTTTCAGGACTTAATGAAAACATAGACAAGTACAACATTGATACTTCAAAATTAAATGATCCTGCGTATCAAGATCAAGCCAATGCCGCATTTAGTAGTATTAAAGATCCAGCAACTTTGCAAACAATGGCTGATCAATGGGATTTGCCAACTAGTACAGTAACAGCACAGCCACCACACCAATTTAATCCATTTGAAGGTATGCAAGGATACACTGGTAGTGATGCTAGTGTGAATCAAACACCTGGATTTTTATCACCAGGTACTAGTGTTCCTAATATACCTAGTACGTCAACAGCATTTGGTGCTCCAAGCACTGGAACAACAACTACAACAGGAACATCACAGCAAGGTGGATCGTTTGGATCTAATCAAATTCAAGGACAAACAGGTACTGGGTTAGAAGGATTAAATCAAACTCTATCAGGCAATGTTGATTTATCTGGACTAGAAGGTGATCAGGCGGGATTAAATAATTTGTTAAAAAGTAATCCATCATTACCTATATCAGGATCAGGTGTTGGTGGTATTGAAAGTGCGGCTGATTTTTTATCAATGAACAAAGTCACTGGCAGTCAAGGAGTTGATCTAACAGGAATGAAAGACGGCCTACAGTACAGTGACATGGGACAAAAATTAAGTGGTATGGGTGCTAGTTTTGAAGACCCAGATACCGCGGCACGTATGTTTGAATCTATGGGATTACCTGAACCAAGTGAAATGGAATTATATGATGCTCCAACATCACCTGGTGTAAGCATGGGCGGATTACAGATAAACACTATGACTGGCCAAGGTACTGGTCTAGCAGGACTACCAAACACAAGAGATTTTTTTCCAGGATGTGCAGGTACTCCTGAAATAGAAAGTCTTAATGCCGCACTTGACGCTGATTTTGCCAGTGCTGATATTAGTTCCGTTAATAGTCAAATATCAAATGCACAGAGTTTAATGGATAAAGCAGGTATTGATATTGATAATCCTCCGGCAAAGAATTTAGGACACACAATGACATTTGGCACTAACCTACATCGTTATGGTGCTGATGATCTAAACAATCCCGCAAACACAACAGCATTTGGTGCTGGTCAAGCACCTGGTGAACCAAGAGGTGGATATACAGGTTTAGCAGGGATTAATGATTTTGGAAAATCAGCAACTGATATGGTTAATACTGATCTACTCAGTGGCTTTATGGGTACAGGTGATGTACTTAGAGACATGGCCAATGTAGATAACAAATATGGGCAAAGTATCACAGCCAGCCTAGCAGAAGGTAAAAACAAAGCAGTAATGCAGGCCAATGGTATACTACCACTCAACTATGGACCAAATATAGGCTAACATGAAATTCAACCCAATTAAAGAGTACAGGGAAATTACTAAATGGACTGATACTTTAATTGGCAGTAAATTATTGCTTAG